GCCCTCCTTGCGAGACTCGAAATCTTTCATGGAAGATCTCCAGTCGGTTCAATTGTGTGAAGATGCGACTCGGGTGGCACCTCGATACAACTGGTCGAATGGTTCGATCTACAGTGGGTGGAACGACGACTATCATTCAAACCTAGTGTTTGCTGCTGGTCAACAATACCAACACCCTTTCTATGTAATCACGACTTCTAACCGAGTCTATGTCTGTATCAAAAGTGGTATCGGGTCAAACGGATTGAGAACCAACTCAACGATTCGACCAACTGATATCACTGGTGATACTTTCCAAACTGCTGACGGATACCAGTGGCGATACCTTTATACTGTCGGAACCAACGACACGCGAAAGTTCCTCACATCAGGTTACATCCCCAGCAACGCAATCCTTGACTCATCAGAAGGCGGACCAGTATTCGATGATCTCGACCCTTTCCAACAGGAACACCTCGCGATACAGAAGAGGGCAGTTCCAGGAGAAGTCATCGGTGTTGAGATCGAGTCTCCTGGATCAGACTTTGTAGACGGTCAGTATGAACTCGAGTTCGTCGCCGTACCTCTGATCCTTGATGGTGCCATACAAACTGTTACTGATGCTCGCGCATGGGCAACGGTATCCGGTGGCAAGATCACAGATGTAACAATGAAGGATCCAGTTGCTATCGACACCTATCATTTTGGTAAGAACTACTATGATGCTTCAGTGAAGTTCGTAACTGCCAACTCTGGTATCGGTTACAAACTACGACCCATCGTTTCATATGATCGTGGTATCGCCTCTGACGCAGCAAGGGATCTGAACTCTACCGCACTCATGTTCAATGTGATCCTCGACGGAACAGGCAACAACAACTTCGTCGTTGAGAATGATTTCCGACAGGTAGGGTTGATCAAGAACCTCGAGCAGATCGATAGTAACGGTTCTGGTGTCTTGAGTACCTCAAAGTTCACTTCTCCCAGAGCATCACTGCTTGACAAGATCAAGTACAATGTTGCTGATGTCGGTGTTTCATTGTTCACAGAAAACATCACAGGTGACAACATCCTGACCGGAGCAATTACTGGTGCTACAGCAATACTACATACAGTAGAGGAAGATATGTTTACCTATTCCCAGTCCTCTACAACTGGATACAAGAACTTCCAAGTTGGAGAACCTCTCGAAGTGTCAAACGGTGGTGGAATCACTTCTGTGGTGGCAATAGAATACTCAACGGTCAGCAAAGAGACTGGAGAAGTTTACTACATCGATAGTCGCCGACCATTCATGAGAAGTGTCGATCAAACAGAAGATATTAAAATCGTCATCGATTTCTAAAGGAAAAAAGAAATGCCTAACGTATTTGACGGAAACACATTTGCTGAAGTTTACAAGGATGACTATGTCGAAAGTGACGGTTATCATCGCGTACTCTTCAATAGTGGACGTGCTCTCCAAGCAAGGGAACTGACTCAGTTACAGACAATCCTACAGGAACAGATCACCTCGTTTGGTGAGAACATCTTTCTGGACGGAGCATCTGTAAACCCCAAGTCTGCTGGCATGAAAGGGACGGCGACACATTACATCAAGATCACTCGTCCAGTGTATGCCGGACCCATTACCGATTTGATCGGTGCTTCCTTTAGGCGAACAGCGAATCTGGCAGTTGCTACCGATACTCCCCTTGAGTTCAAAGTATCACACATTGTTGAGTTCCCTGAAGACGAGGCAGATTCTGGTTTCATTCGAATCTATGGTCGATACATGAGCGATGGTATCGACGCTAGTAATGCTCCTGCCTCAGCAGCAACTCCTCCAGTATTTGTAGTAGACGATGTCCTCGTTGATACACTTGAACTCGCAGGAAACCCTGCGCGATTCCCCAATCTGGTAGTTCACCCTTCCTCACCTTTAGGCAGTGCTGGAACTCCGGTTCCAGGCGGACCCAATGTAGGATATGGTTTTACAGTATCCATCGAGTCGACTAAGTTCTTCACTCAAGGGCATTTCGTCGTTGCCCCCAAGCAGAGTATTATTGCTTCTGAGTTTGATGGTAATCCAAACCTTGATGTCGGATTTGAGATTGTCCAGGATATTGTAACAGTAGAAGATACCGATGCGCTCTTTGATAATCAAGGAGTCCGACCCAATCTGTCATCTCCTGGAGCAGACCGATACCGAATCAGATTGCTACTTACCACTCGCACTGGTATGGCAGCAGACTCAGACGGAACTATCCCAAACTACCTTCACTATGCCTCGGTGCGGAAAGGTGTCATCGTTCAAATAAAAGAAGGTAACGAGAACTACAACCAAGTTGAAAAGAGACTTGCCCAACGGACTGACGAAACCAACGGCGATTTCATTGTCAACCCTTTCATGATTCAGTATGAAGAAGGTCCAGATGTATCTGATCCAGAAGGTGGTCATGGTATCGATCGTATCGTAGAAGATACGATGATTGTAAACCTACCCACTCCTGTTGCTTCACAGACACCTCTCGCGTATCTAGACGGGTATCGACTACAGCATCAGGTTCCTGTCGCACTTTCTGTCAAGAAACCTCTATCATCGACAGTTTTAGAATCGGTTGAAACATCAATAGACTACAACAACTTCGTCACAGTGTTTGACGACAGTGATGATTTTGGTGTCAACCTTGCGCGATTCACATACACTGATGAAGATGACATACTTCACCATCGCAAGACAGCGTTGGTAGACAGTGATGCCCAACCTATCGGTACTGCTCGACTGAAGAGCATCCGGTGGTTCGGGACAGACTCTGACGCATATCATGTTCATTTGTATGATATCCAACTCAACGAAGGAAAGAACTTCCGGAATGTCCGCAAGATCGCACAGATCAAAGCGAGTGATATCGTAACAGACTATGACTCAGATCGTTATGTAGAACCACTCCTTCGCGACAACCAACTGTATATCAATGACGCAATCACCAATACTTCTATCTTCCCGATTGAAGGTTCTCGTGTAAAGAACCTGACTGATGTGACTTTCACAGTCCAGAGATACTTCATTCAGAATACATCACCGTTCACAATCGGAACCAATGCTGTCAACCAAAACTTTGACAACGTCGCCTCTTGGATCGTGATCGACCAGAGCACTGATCGCGTCCTGAGATACAATGTCGACTGGCAGGTAACCAGTGGTGGTGACAACAGTTCTTCTGCCTCAATCACTGTTGACGGAGCATTCACCGGACCATTCCACATCTATGCGGAAGTTGAGAAGAACTCTACTTCATCTGCTGGGATGACTCATACAACTAAGAACTACAAGACGCACAACTTTGTAGCAACATATCAGGGTTCTACCTTTGACGACTGGAGAATATCTGATTCTTCTTCGCCAGATGGTTTCCTGTATGACGGTGTCCGATTGATATCTGCCAACATCGATAGTGCTAACGGAACAGACATCCTTCCTCTCATCACCTTTGATGGTGGGCAGAAGGACAACTACTATGGTCCTGTTTCACTCAAGAGGAATGGGTTGACCTTCAACAGTGACATTCATGTCAAGGTTGGATACTTCCGATGGAGTGAAGGTGACTACCTCTGCGCAAACTCGTATGTAGATAACATCCGAACAGATACCGATCATCCAGACTTCGATTCTGAAGAGTCTCCCTTGTTCTTCTACTCGGATATCCCGTCATACACAACTTCTACAACAGGTAGGAACATACCTCTAGAAGATGCGTTTGATTTCCGAGAAAGGATGGATCCCCGAACTACTGAGACACCGATTGATCGACACCATCTACCACTTGACGACGGAACCATCCGCGCAGACATTGAGTTCTACCACAGTCGGGTCGATACTGTTTCACTCGGTTACAACCAGAATGATCTGAAACCAGTTTTCAGCATACACTCGGGCGCTGAGGCATTGCGACCTACTCTTCCAGAGAGAGTAGACGGCGAGATGCCGTTGTTCACAATCCGGATGCCTGGAAACACAAAGAGCACCGAAGATCTAGTCATCTCAATCCATAAGTACAAAGGATTTAAGATGAAGGACATCAAGGAGATAGAGGATCGAGTAGAATTGCTCGAAGAAACTGTATCCCTTTCTTTCCTTGAGAACAATGCTGCCAACCTCGTAGAGTTGGACGCTGAAGGAAATATTAGATCTAAGACTGGATTCTTTGTTGATGACTTCAGTCGAGGATTCTTGTTCTCCTCATCCTTCTTAGGTCCTGCGTGGGTCGATGATGACAATTTCGTAACAGAGTGTTTAGAACTAGACACAGGAAGGGTTCTACCCAAGTCGAAGTTTGAGCATATCAATATGCTTCTCGATGACAGCGATACCCTCGCAGGTAGTGTCTGGAACTCTGGATACAACACTAAACTGGTAGGAGATCAACTGTATCTCGACTATGTGGATGTTCTCGATCCTTCAATGTCACAGGAGATGATCTCGTGGTATTCAGATCGACGTTCTTCTGAAGAGCATGGTTGGTACAATGTCAACCCGTACAATGTATTTGTTGGCGAAGGGCACGTGACTCTGAATCCAGCAACAGATAACTGGATGGACACACGAAGACTACCAGATAACATAATTAGCGGTGGAACTATCAACCGATTGTTAAATTCGTCTCTTGTCCCCCGTAGTAGTTCTTCTACTTCCTCCTCTACAGCGGTAGTTGGTGGTACAAACTTCATGAACCACAACGGTATCGCAGAAAGAGCAGTGATCGAGGCACAGATCGCAGCAGGGGAACTGAATGTCAATTCTGTCACAGATAATCAGGCAGTCTTAGCAGCACAGGGTCGAACTGTTGGTAGACGAATGGGTGCGAGGATAACACAGACGACACGCACAACTACCACTGTTACCCAATCGGTTCAAACTAGGGTCGTCGGATCTGACGTCATCACACAAGACTTGGGTGATAAGATCGTCGCTACTCATACTTTGCCTTTCGCGAGATCGCGAATGATCTACGGTAAGGCAGAAGGATTGCGACCCAACACAAGGTTCTGGCCTTTCTTTGACGGTGTCGATGTTTCCCAATGGTGTGTTCAGGTCACTCAACAAATGCACATTCAAGCAATGCGGGACAGACTTCACCTACAGCAACCCGACAACTCTATCGATGTAAATGTAAATGAGCATCCAGATGCTGCTTTCCTTTCTCAAGAGTTTGTATCGGACTACAAAGGTGATCTCTTCTTCCAGTTCTTGCTACCTAACAATGCATCGACTCCTGGAAACCTCTACACATCAGTTGGTGAGTGGGGGAACTGGATCGAACAGCAGCGAAGACTTTCTAAGCAATATGGTTCATCAAAGAATCCCGAAGTCTACAATGATATCGGTTGGAAGTTCCGCACAGGAAGTATGCCCTTCAAGTTCCTCGATATTTCTGAGGACAACGAAGATAACGCACTCTGCCTCGCTCGAACAACCTATACTTCCAGTGGTAGTTTAGAGATTCGCGAAAGAGATATCCTATCAACTCGGGTGGTCATTAGAGAGAACTTCCTTGTAACCTCTGTCAACACCAACACTAGCACACAGACTGATGTTCTGTGGATCGACCCTCTCGCACAGAGTTTCATGATCAGTGCTGAGACTGGGTTGCCTGGAGCATTTGTAACAAAGATCGAGGTATTCATTCGCAGAGCACCAGAGGTAGATGACATCCAGATACCCTTACAGATGCAGATACGAGACATGCAGAATGGATACCCAACATCGGGATCTATTAGTAGTCAGCATCGTGTCTACAAACCTGCTGAGGAAGTTCGGGCAGTAGTAAACAACATCACCGACAAGGACAATCTCGGTGACGTTCTTGCTAATCCAGTAACCTTTGAGTTGCCGGAACCTGTATACTTACAGGCAGGTAAGGAATACGCGATTTGCCTACTGGCAGAGTGTGACAACTACGAAGCATACGTCGGAACAACCTACGGATTGGTTCTGGGTAAGACTTCAGCGAGAGTCAACAAGCAACCAGCAATGGGATCCTTGTTCCTATCACAGAACGGTTCAACTTGGACTGCCAAGCAGAATCAAGATATGGCATACCGTATCTACACTGCTAAGTTCAAACCTGAAGGTGAAGCAACTTTCTACAATCAACCCTATAAGAAGTATCTACACAACAGTGCTACGACACTTCTTCCCGACTCTGATCAAACGAGTTTCCATGTGAGTCACTTGGGTCACGGTCTGGGTGTTGGTGATCGACCAGAGTTACAAGGTCTGGACTCTGCTTCAACCTACTTCGGTGTCACAGGATCTGACCTCATGGATCCCTCACTGACGGTGATCGATTCTAAGATCAATGGATACAGGGTTCGACTGAACAACGGTACCTTCAATGATATCGGTCCCTTCGGTAGCACAGCACTCATGACCAACAGAGCATTCTACATTGATCAGGCAATCACAAACTTCATGAATGTGCTTGTACCTGAGACAGATATCCGGATGGAATCTTCTTTCATCAGTGGAATATCTCACAGTCAGATTGCTCTCACCAATGGTGCCGCCGATCCTAGATTCGAAGGATATCCTTCTATCAACCCGATCGAGTTCACAAACCACAACAAGATGGTGTTCAAGACTCCAAAGATGCTCGCTGCCCACTATATGGAAACCGAGCAACCAAGTGTCGATGCGTCTATTCAGATTCGAACGAAACTACTCAGTAACCAGACTTCAGTGTTTGGTATTGAAACTGACGCCGATCGAGCAAACTACGATGCGGGATACACATCTGATGTAACACCATTCATCGATACTCAACGGACTGGTATGGTTGCTGTGAACTACCTCATCGACAACCAACCCAGAGACAGTGAAGTTGTATCAGATCTGACCAATGTTCCTAATGGATACATTCCTGAATCGCATCCAAGACTAGGAACAAGTCCTTCGAAGCACATTACTGTTCCTATAATATTGGAGCAGGCAGCAAATGGAATTCGAGTGTTCCTCGAAATGCACAAACCACAGAATGCTACGATCGATGTGTACTATCGAACTGGATCAGATGTTGACGACGATCTCTACACGAAGGAGTGGGTCTACATAGCATCAGAGAACAACCCACCCAACAATCCTCCGCCTTTCACAGGTGCGGCTGAGTACTCTGAGTATTCATACCTCATCGGTGGACGGGATGGTGACCTGACTGACTTCTTACAGTTCCAGTTGAAGATGGTCTTCCGATCAACCAACACTTGTGAACCTACAAAACTCAAGTCAATAAGGGCGATCGCGGTAGTATGATAAGGGTAGAAGAACATAACAGTCTTTACAAAGACCCTTCTACAAATACATTTGTGAATCGCAATGTTGCTGAGATAGATCAGGCAAGGAAACGAAAGAAAATGCGGTTGGTGAAGGCAGAACGGGAAAGGGAGTTGGAATCAAAGGTTGATTCCCTTACCGATGATGTTTCCCGACTAACAACAATGCTAGAAAAACTATTAGAGAATAAAAATGGCACTAACTGATAGCGATCAACCAAATCATCTGACGTATGCTACTACAGATACGTTCCAGTTACTAGTTGACAAACTCAACTACGACGGTGATATCTATGATTCCGATCTGCGATATCTCGACGGTGCTGTTGGTGACCCAACTACTCTAACGACTACCGCAAAGAACCTGACCGATGCGATCAATGAACTTGATTCTGATCTGTTCGGTGCGGGTGGTGGTAGTGCGCATCTTGAACTGATTGGAACTGAGAAGACTATTGTTGGTGCCATCAACCGCATCAATACCCAGTTTGATCCAGACTTCAACGGTTCGCAAGGTGCGGTAGATTCAGACTTCACCTTTGCTGCTCAGGGTAACGGTAGTCTATTGCTACTGTCCGACAGTGACATCAAACTGGTCGCTGGTCTTCCAGGAGGCCTCGCTGAAGGAGACATCTACTTATCAACCGCTAACAAGATCACCTTCCAAAAGAACCAGACTGAGGACCGCCTGATCTTCGACCTTAGTGATTCTAAGATCAATGTTCTGAAGTCAGATGATACCTATCGGGTTGAGGCGAAGGATGTAACCCTTGCCGCCACCACAAACACCTTCACCTTTGAGAATGTTCTTGAACTGCGTGACTCATCCGGCGAGAAGATCGTCGATGTGGTTGGCAATGTCCACCACAACACGACAGGCACATTCAATATCAACTTCTCAGAGGACAGCACATCCGAGAAGGTTACTATCAATCGAGTAGGGGGACACTACCTCAACTTCGATCTGAGTACTGGACTCGGAGCAGGTAACG